GTCCTAAACCCCTGTGCGGCTCAAAGAGCCTCCAGCCTATGGCTGGACACCCAACGAAGGCGACAACGTGCCTTCACACTCCGAACTACTCCCGCTGACCACTTACGGTCAGCAGGTGGTTCTTCAACGAACCACTGGAATAGGCGGTGTGTCCCCTCTGGCCGACTATAGGTTAGCTTGCTTTCCACAGTAAGCACCTGGACCTCGGTACATTGCCAATTGGCGTTGGTTCTCGTCTTAAGCGGTTTCTTGCCGCTGCAAACGATACCCAGAGGGACGTTGGACCCGTCGCGGACAGCTGGTATTCTATCCAGCATACGTTTCGGTATAGTCTGTAACAGTATAGTGGAGCAATTCCAATAACCCTTTCTATATAGGTTATTTGAACATTCCACCACAGACATGACCGTCGACGGGTCGCGGGTTGAAAAAGTCGATAGGACGGATGCAGGTGTCACATCGTGACCCTTGTATGCGTCCATTCCACAGGACTCCCGGAAAAATCCGAGATAAAACGACTTCGCGTCGTTGACCTTGAGGAACAGTGCTTGAAGCACTCGACATACCCGCTTATGGCATACGGTTGGGACAATTATGTCGTCACCGTACACCCGGACCATCCTGCAGGCCTGGTTGAAGCCGATACCATCAAAGGTATTGAGGACAACGCCTACGCTTATGATTGCGTAGACCAGGGTCTGGATAGGAAAGGTGAATGCCGCGCCTTGAGCCGCGAATTTTCGCATCTCAAGTTCAAAAGGCCTGCCTGGCACGATTATCTCGTGCGTACGTGCCGCGTTTAGGTCCATCAAGAAATCAGGGTTACACCTGAAGATGGACTCAACCACTAGGCACGACAGGCGGTCAGAAGCAGAGGAAAGGTCAATAGTGGAAAGCGACCGATCCTCTGAAGCGCGGATCACGAGAGACCTTGATGGCTCCTGCGAATTGGGACTATAACAATGCCGAAGGGGTGATGTCCGAAGACATTTCCTAATGGCACGCATAATCCCCTGCTGGATGTACTGAGAGCTTATGGGCTCTGAGGCAATAAGCCTCGGACCTGAATAGTCCTTAGGCACATCTATCAGCTTCGCCGGAGCCTGGCCGTTACAGCCTTTTAGCTCGTGAGCTAATTGGTTAAAACAGCCCCATTCAAGGAATGGGAATCTCTCGTCTAGTCGCGGGGGCCAGCTTGGGAACTCGAATTTCGAATTCCTAAACTTCTCTGCGACTGCACCAGGTCCGTGCTTTGGCTTAAAGTCTTTTCGCGAGACTCGGAAAGTTCCGAAAGTCTTGTCGGCGCTGTATTGTATGCGCCGTAGGTCAGCGATAGTTTCGCTGAATTCGCGATCTGACCATCCCTGATCATGGACTCTAAGGACGACCTTAAGATCCTCTGCGATTCCAGGTACCCCGTAAGGGAAACCGAGAAGGCGATGAGGATACAGGTCATCACTACCCCAACAAAGATTAGGGATAGGGAGTCCAGCCTCGATCTCAACGAATTCATGGATTTTCTCCATTTTTGCTGAGACTGGGCAATCGACCCGGACCTTTTTAAGCAGCTTGAATGCTTGCCTAATGGCCCGAATAGATTCGATGCAGGAATTAAGCCGAAGATACCCTTCACTCGTGAATACACGGTCAAAGAGCGGGCGAAGTATGGTAAACTTACCCTTACGGGCAAATTCACCTACGGAAGCCTCCTCTAACCCCGTCTCCAAGGACTTTTCAAAGTCCTTGCAGAGCTGCGGAAAGCGTATTAGAAACACGCTCTCATAGCCGCGGCTATTCACAAAACGCGTGATCTTTTCAAAATCACACTTAAGAGTACCGGGAACTAAGTCAATGACCTCCTCGAAGTCTTTAAAAAGCGCTTCGAAAAGGTTTAAGGCTTGGTTGGCGTTCATATTACTCATCCATTTTAGGTTGAGCGATGTGCACCTTTCCAGTCTCTACGATACCCCAGGATTATAACCTGGTTCCCAAACTGCGACCCCCTCAGGGAGGGGGCCGCATGCTAACAAGTCTTACGACTCGAAGTTAGCAAGTTTGAGCATGTTCGGAGCCGTAAGCATCCCTGCCAGGGCGATCGCAAGATCATCCCAGGCAGTATAATCATCACCGGTATAATGTTCGGTGGTGAAGGATGCAGTTCGATTCCAAGCTGGTGTCGTGGAAGTTCCGAAGACTTCTTGACGAAGCGAGATATTGTGCCGTTCGCGTACGCGACCGGTTACTTTATCCGCCTTGCCAGTGGTCGATCGGATAACAGCAGTCACCTTCTGCGTATTCGAAGTAAACGAATACTCAGCGGCGCCACGGGCCTGGTCAATTCGTACCAGACTCAAGGCGGCGCCTTGGAGGGTAACTGCGAGAGGATCGGTAAAAGCCATAGAAGTTGTCTTTCTATCATAGAAGGACTATCAAAACTTCCCCATCACTTTTAAGGAAGCTAAGGTAGCCAGGTGATCCGGTTTGAAGAAATTCGCAACCGGTTTTACACTGATTGAAGGAAGCGCTCCGTTACGCTGTTTGCGTTCCGTATGCTGACTAAATGGAGGGAACTCGATCTTAGGATCAAACGAGCATGCCTCCGTGTTGTCAGTGCGAGAGATGGTGTGGGTCATGGTGCTACAACCGGCTAGGTACCAACCGAACCGATTGCTATGTGCACCAATTATTTCATCCACACCAATAAACCAATCGACCAACCAACTCCACGGTAATGCGTTCCAAGCATGTTTCATGTTTAGATCGACACCGAGGGCGTTGGCTAATGTCGCAAGGCCTCTCGACTCAAGCGCTACGATAGGGGCATAGTTGCATATCCAGTTATACACACACCATTTCCTGGTAGTGTGTTCGGAAACTCTGCGACTAGGAAACGTGCTGCTGTGAATATAGTAGCCCGAATCCGAACCATGGGATTTATTTTCCCCCAGTTCTGCCCTAGTATTGGTAACCCCAAAATCGGCTGATAATTGCCGATTTCGCCTCCGTGCGTATTCATTGATTGACCCCAGAGCTTCTAAGTCGGCAACCAAAGGTTTCCAACTGAAGTTAAAGGCCAACCAATCTTTCGACGGATTCTTGGGATTTGCCATGTACTCACCGATCGATCTGGCCCCGTGTTTATGGGCCAGCTCCTCGAGCTCTATGGCGACCTCGGCATGCTTCTTTAGCATACTTGGGACGTCTTTGAGTTCGTATATGAAGTTCGGGATCTCAATAACCGGCTCTCCTGGATGCGAAGAATTCGCACCAGAAGCGACGGAACGAGAGAACGAATAGTTCGGTGTTCCTTCATGCGTCACACTAGTCTGCGACAGGGGTGGGCAATTTTCGAATTCTCGAATCAAGCTCCCTGAAGCGTTGTAGGCCTTGCCGGTTATACCGACGAAGGGCTCAACATAGTTGTGGACTACATCGAGAGTGTTATTACTCCCCCACCCGTGGTCGTTGTCCGTACAGGAACCTTTTGTAGGGTAACGAGTATACGTTACACTGCTACTAGGCCCTTTCGAAACACCGGACCCGGAAGGATAGGAATATTCTCGATATCTAACCACTGTGACGTACCTTCTTTCAGTAGGGCTGCTAAGCCTTGCTTATTTGCAAGATCATGCGAGGGGGGCATCCATTAGGGTGCCCC